CCAATCAAAATCATATTCTAAATCAGTACGATAAAGATTATACTTCATTTCTTTTAATACTCTTAAACAATTAAAGTAGTTACACCTTAAAAGAAATAAAGGTAAATCAATATCCCATCTAGGCACCTTATCGTAAACTTCTAAATTTTTAGCAATCTCAGTATCTATATTATTTTTGTGATAGTCAAACCTCATATTTTGTTCTGGAGAAATATATGGATAAAATACTCTAATAATATCTGTATGTGGTTCTGTGCTTTCAAAAGCTAGCGGGTCATATTTATTAACATATAACAAATAGTAATGTAAAATATCTGTTACAACTTGTTTTGTATAAGCTAAAACATTATCAAATAACGTTTGAAGAAAATATAAACACTTGATATCATTTTGTCTTCTTTCATATCTTTCAATCAATTTTAAAACGATTATTCGTAAGCTATATAGTACGTCTTCATTATCTTTTTCTAAATATTTATTTAATATTTGACAATGGCCTATAAAACGTAATTCATCTTCAAGATATAAGTGAAATAAATAACTAATATAAGCGTGACTATATTTTGTGATTAAGTTTATTTCTTGACTTCTCATAGTCTTCAGATTTCTTAGACGATTATTACCTTGAAATAATTTATCTGTTTTATAATATCTTTTAACAACATAATCATCTTTGTTTTCACAAGCGTGAGCTAGTGTATGTAAAGTATTTATGAAGCTCATAGTTATATTATTTTTTAAACAAAAATAATATAAAATCATTTTACAATACCATCTCTAATTCTCCTTTAGTATATCTTAAGCATCTTATTGCTATCGCACATAAACTAACTTGATACCTTTTATTTTGTGGATTATTTAGCCTTATTTTAATAGTTGGTAAATCCTTTTCAAAAGCAGCTGTATTAAAATGCCCATGAGAAACATAATGATTATAGTTTGAAAATAACTTATTATCTGAATTAAATGAAAACATAAAATGTTCATAGGGAATTAAGCCGTGAAGTAAAGGCTCAATAACCCTTGCTGATGAATTTTTATGATCTTTATAAACAACTAAATCTCCACCTGTAAACATTAAATCTTCAACAGGTTCATAAGTATAACGTTCTTCTTCAATATCATATACTGATACAAATAAATGTTTCATACTAATATGACGTTCAATAACTATCTTATGAAGATCACTATCTGATACATCAATCGTATATAAAGGCATAAAAGTATCAATAAACATTTCATATGGTTGAATTTTTCCTAATTTGCTTCTTACAACACCTGATATATTTGTAGATTGACTTAAAATTTTAGTATCAGATGGAACAGTGTTTTCAAATTCTACTTTTACGTATAGCGTACAGTATGGAAGTCCAGCCATTATTAAATGAGCCTTATTAGTATATAAGAAAAATGGTAAAACTAAAGTATCAGAATCTCTAATAAGATCTTTAAGCATATACTGAGAAATAGAAAGAGCTTGTTTATCTAATGTTTCAATAACAAAAAAGTTTTTCATCTCAGAACTATTAGTTAGTACAATATAAGCACTATTACATATTAATGAAACAGACTTAACATCTTCTAAATTAGAAGTTTGTAAAATTAAATTATCAACAACGTCTAATCCTTTATTTAATGGCTGAAAAAATATATTTTCTTCAATAAAAGGTTGGTTATAGATAAATTCTTCTTGTAAATTAACAATAGTAGTAGCTTTCCACTCTAACATAGCTGATTGCTGAAATATAGAAGGCTCCATCTGGTCAGAAGAATATCTCTTTAGCTTATTATCGCTCTCTTGATGGGTAGCGATCTGTATGATTGTACTATTAGTAGACATAGGCAAATTTAAACTCATTGTATATACATATAAGAATAAAGTTTTAAATTGAGTTTTTTCTCAAATTTCTACCTCAAATCATCAATAATATTGAACTATACAAATGTCTACCAGACGTCGTATCATCGTTGAAGAATCTTCTCTTACTTTCGGACAACTTAAGCAACTCAAAGGTAAAGTATCCTTAGGCTTATGTTGTATTAATAATACTCTCAGAGGAACTAATAAAAAAAATGAAATATTTTGTAGCCGTTCTATGACACGAAAAACTTTTACAGTAGAAAAAGCTAAAGAATATGCTCTTAAAAACATTGCTGATATTTCTAAACTTATTGAATGGAATGCTGCTAACGGCATAGACCATCTTCGTCTTAGTAGTGATATATTTCCTCATTTTACAGACACTGAAACTACTCCTTATACTATGACTTTTGCAAAAGATGCGTTACATCAAGCTGGAGAATTTGCTAGAAAACACAATCATCGTATTACTATGCACCCTGGACAGTTTAATCAAGTTGGTGCTAAAGATTCTAACGTATTTGACCATACCGTAAATGATCTTAAAATGCACGCTGATATGCTTGACCATATGGGTGTGGGTGAAGATGGTATATTATGTGTGCATGGAGGTGGTGTATATGGTGATAAAGAGTCGGCAATCAGACGTTGGATTGAACAATTTGACGATTTGCCTCGTAATGTAAAAAATAGATTAGCTATAGAAAATTGTGAAAAAAGTTATAATGTGCGTGATTGTTTAGAGATTGCACAAGCGTGTAAAATTCCAGTAATTTATGATTGTCATCATTATTATTGTTATAATCAGTTACATCCAAATGAAAAAACAGAAGATATAGAAGATATGATGGATGAAGTTGTAGAATCTTGGAAAGGTATGTGTCCTTGTTTTCATGTAAGTGAACAAGCACCAAATAAAAGAGTAGGAGCTCATTCAGATTATGTAGAAGAAATTCCAGCACATATGCTTGCAGTGCCATTAAAATATAATACAAAGTTATACATAGAAGTGGAAGCAAAGGCAAAAGAAGCCGCAATTAAACATCTTCATAAAAATTATAAACAAATGTTTTAAAAAAAATATTAATAATATCGTATATATAATATATACAATATTATGTGCGAGTGTTTATGTAAACCTAAAATATCAAATTTCGAGCAAAAGTTCGTTGGAAAAACGTTATACGGTGAAATTACTGACGTTTTAGATGGCGCGACCCTTTTAATAGATATACAATATGGAGATTCAGTTTATACTTTAAAATGTGTGTTATATAAATGTGAAAGATTTTCTTATAATTATATTACAAAAGAAGACGGATATTTAAGACGAAGAAATAGTAAAAAAAGTAGTTTATTAAGTTCTTATGATTGTAGTAGTAGTGAATATTATTCGAAAACTACAAATATGTTTGTATCTTTATTAAAAAATACACATTATTTTAGTCTTGAACTCATAGATTTGCAAAAAATAAACAAAGATTTAAAATATGATCCTATAAAATGTCATTTAAATATAATTGGATATAGTAATGACCATTATATAATTTCATTATATCATTCTACAAATTTAAGTAAATCGGTTAACGATTTAATGTTAGAACGTATATTCTAAAGTGAATTTGTTACATTTTATAAATAAAAGATAAAGTTGAGTAAAATTTTTTTATTAATTATTTTAATAAAAAAATATCAAGTCATAGGAATAAAGTTCCAGTTTAAAATACAACAACATTTTTGATAAATTTCATCATGTTCTCTTAATCGAGTTGGAGTTTTAAGATAATTTAAATCTTCATGAGGGACTTTTACTTTTTGTTTTAATAATAATTGACGAAGAACATAGTGACTATTTAAAAAATTATCTCTAGTAATAATAGTTCCTGGTTCATTTAATAATACACAAAAAGCATCAACTAAAGCATCAAAATCTTCATAAAGTTGTTTTTCATATTGTGAAATACAAGGACAGTCTTTTCCTGTAATTTTGCTATAAATAAGTTGAATATCTTCATAATGATTAGAGTGATTAGTGGCTTTAAGAAATTCACGAATATGAGATTTTTTAAGTTTTCTATATTTTTCTATAGTGTCAGATTTAGTTTTATCAGAAAGTCCTTCTTTATCAATGAAAGCATAAAGGTCATCGTAAACTTTTTGAGGAATATATTTATTTTGTTTACCTTGAAATTGATTAATAGTATCTCTAAAGTGACATCGTTTTAAATATGTAAATTCTTTATGAACATTTATTCTTGTAGAATCATCATAAGTTGAAGTAGGTTCAGTAATAATTAATTCGCTTTCAACATATCCACATTCTGAACAAATATTTTCAGATAGAGGTTCATTGCATAGTTTACAATATGCGATTGTAATATTTTCATTAAAGATATTGTCATTTTTCTTTTTCTTTTTATATTCTTCTATCAAGTCTTTAAAGATTTCATTTAAGATAGGTTCAGGGAACATTTGTTTTATGGTGTAAGTAAATTGTTCAATTAAATCTAATAGTTCATCATTTTTATCTGATCGTTTTTTACCCATAAAAGAATTTTTAATTGGTATTTGAATGATTTTTTTATATTGTTCGATTATATAAGTTATATTAATTTGATAAAAAGAGTCTTGATATTGAATAAAGGCCATATGACCGTTTATTTTTTTAATTTCTTTAACATTGTCTTTAAATTCTTTATACGACAGTTGTTTGTTTAAAATTTTATCTTTATTTTTAATTTGATTCATTATAAATTGTTTATCTTCGTCTAAAATGCCGTATAAACTGAATGAAGAATAACATTGTAAAGCAATTTTTTGACATTGTTGTTCGTATGTTGGTATTTTTGCTTTTTCTTGTTTAATATATGATAAAATTTTATTATGATAATATATTAAATCTTCATTTTCATTTAATTTAAACATTTTAAATGAAAATGATACAACTTTTAACTTATACTTTTTTAGAAAAATTCAAACTTTTGAACTGGTTTAACGGTTTGTCCTGGAAATTTAAACTCAGTAATAAAATCAAAATTTCCGGTAGTAATTCTCATATATCCAACTAATAATAATAATATTAATAAAATAATTCCAATAACAGTTCCAAACACACCTCCTGCTCCAATTCTATATGTAAACATACGAATACGATTAATAATAGTTTCACCTCCAAACATCTTACCTCCTCTTAAGAAGTTAATCATACCGGCATCTTTAGCTTGTTGTTCTGTGATTTTTTGACTAGCATCACGGCCTCCTTGCATACTGTTGATGTCAGTTCTGTTTCTAATAAATTGTGTCATTCTTTGATGGCTATGCATTTATTTTTTTATTTAATACAAAAGATAAAATTTTTTAAATCATATCTTTTACATCTTTAAAAAAATTTATTATTTCTTCATAATATATTAATTTTTGTAAATTCTCCGTTCTAACCTTAGAAAATAAATTATAAACATCAGTCATCTTACTCGTCCCTCTATTTGATATCATTAAATTACTTAACTTATCAACTCTTTCTGAATATTTTGCACTAAGTTGTCTACTTGAAAATGAATTAATATCTTTATAAACACGATTTAATATTGGTGTTACCGTATTAATCTCTACATCAACCTCGCTTAATATTTTATTTGTAAATAATTGTTCAAAATTTAAAATATCTCTATCAAGAGATGAAGCCATCTTATAAAATGATTCAAGTTCGATAACAAAATATACTCCAGTTGTTACAAATGGATTTGTAAAAATATAACTTTCTACTGTATCGTGTCTGTTAATAATGGTCATATAAGTTTTTTGAACAACTGCTAACTTATACATTCCGCCTTTGACTATCTTTAAAAATCTATTCATCATATTTTCAGTTCGTTTTCTATTTTCTTGTTCATAAGTTGCTGTGTGAAAATTCTTTTCTTCATCTTCATCATCTTCTATTGTTAAATTAACTTGTGGGTAATTTTTAATATTATTGTCAGATTTAATATTAAATTTTGAGGGAACGTATAACATAAATTCTACACCAGTATTTAAATACATTAATAGTAAAAATACAGTACGTCCGTCAAACGTAAAGATTCCGTTTACTGAAATCTTTGATTTTTGTAAAAAACTTAATAAATTAGATAATTCAAATACTTCTTCTTCGTCAGACTGGTCTTCTCTATTATCATCACGACTATCATTATAAGAATCAGACATTTTTTAACAAAATATTTATCACTTTAAATTTAAGATATTTTTTTAAAAGGTTAAATATTTTATATTATATTTTAAAAAGAATGTCTGTTGTTGATAATATGCGAGTCCCTGAATCTAAACTTCAAATTGGTGATGATATCTCCTCCCTTCCTACCGACGAACAATATGAACAAAATCCTCAAGAAATTGAATTAATTAACTCTATATTTATGCCTAAAGAACCTGCTTTGTTTGGTATGAGTAAAGAACTTAGAGCAGCCTTATTTGCGGGTATTGTTTATGTCGTTTTAACTACTCCAATTATTTATAAATATATTGAAAAATGCACTACTAATAAAACTATTCTTAATCTTATTATCATTTTTATTATTGTAATCTCAACTTATTTATTTAATAGGTTTTATTGAAGGTTTTTTATATTTCATCTCTAACTTATATTTTACATTTTGATTTATCATGATAATATCATATTTATTATCTTTAAACATTTGAAAAGTAAGAGATGGTTGGAAGGTGTCAATAACATTATTTAATAACATTTTTGGTCTTATTAAATCAGTCATACACTTTTTTATTATTATAAAAAAAAATAAAAAAGTTTTAAGAAATTTATTATATATATTATATGCAATATTCAAATTTTGGAATGTACGCAATTAAAGTCTTATTATCAAACTCATCTAAATCCACTTTAGATGGGAAAAATCTTGAAACAATTTCTAACCTCAAATTTATCGGCACTATACAACCTGGTGAAAAAATTGATAGTAAGACTTTACAAGTTGAACAACCAGGCATCTATACATCTATTAAACGGTTTATCACAGGAGAAAGCAGAACTGCTCTTTACGAATTTGTCACTATAACTACTCATAGAATTTTCGAAATTATCAATTCGAAATGTAACTCTGATAGTATTTCGGATAAATATATATGCAAAAATATGATTAATGACCTTATTAATTCTATTATAGGCCTTAAAAACATACAAAAAACTTATGAAAAAGATAAAAAATTTTATTGTGAAATTGACACTCTGATTGAATCTATTCGTGCTAAACTTGCTGAACTTGAAATTAAACACAATGACATCTTCATATTAGACTCTAATAAAGATACCGCTAACAAAGACATTAATGAAACTTCTTCTGAAACTCCTAAAAATAAAAAATAAATAATTTCTTTCTCTTTATATTTTTTAAATGGCTACTCAAGTTGATAATAAACAAAAAACTGAAACAAAAAAAGGATTACATCCTGTTATTACAGTTCTATTAATACTTTTTATATTAGTATTAATAATAGGTGGTATTAAAGAAGGTAACGTATTTGGAGGGTTTATGTATATGGGTTGGTTATTCCAAGCATTATTTGGATTTATAGGCTCTTTATTTACCGGTCAAAATATCAGATATTAATTTTTTTATATTTTTATATATAAAAAGATGGCTAAAAAATCTATGAGTATCACTGAATGGTGGAATAATAATGGCATTTACTGCATTATTATCGGCTGTTTTATCGGTCTTATTTTATTTTATTTTTTTGGAAATAATGATACTGCAAATATTGATGAAATTAATCAATTCTTTGCTAAAGGTAAAGATTACACTCAAAAAAAACGAAGAGGACCTTTTGAAAGCAAAGGAGAACTTATATGCAAAGATGTCGCTACTAAAATGTTTAATAAATCTTTCAAAAAAATTCGTCCTGACTTTTTAAAAAATGAAAAAACAGGAAGCAACCTTGAGATTGACATTTATAATGACGATTTAAAACTTGGTATTGAATATTCTGGACGTCAGCACTATGAATATGTTCCTCACTTTCATAAAGATCATAATGCTTTTTTAGAACAAAAATATAGAGATGAAGTTAAAGAAAAAAAATGTAAAGAAAATGGAATAAAGTTAATCATTGTGCCTTATACAGTTAAACATAAAGACATTCAAAGTTTTATTTATAAAGAAGCTAAAAATCTTGGTTATCAAGTTTAATTAATTTTTATTATTAAAATTAATTAAATATATTTATTTATTCACTATACATACCTGCGCTATCTGGACCTTCTCCTCTAATCATAGAATTCATCATTTTACCACGATGGTCAGCTTTTAAATGATGTCTGACGTATTGAGATTGATACATGTTATGATTTCTGTTACGAACGTGTTGAAGACTTTGTAATCCTGGAAGGTCGGTTTGTCTTCTATTTCTAATATGAGAAATTGTAGTTTCTTTGTTAACTAATCCAAATGAACCACCATCTTCTCTCTTTCTAATCCAGCCAGCTCCAATTACAGGAACTTGTTCAGTCCCTACATTTTCAAACCTTTCCGAAAATCCTTGTGAAGGACGGATTGGGCAAGCGCAAGGTTTTCTCATCATTAAGAAGTATAATGCTACAACTAATAAAGCAATAATAATCATATGTTCTTGTTCCATATTTGTTTTTTAATAAGAATTCAAGAAAAAAATTATTTTTTAAATTTTATTAATTTAAAAATGGTAAATGGATTTTGATGAAAGTGATTTTAATAATTTTATCCAAATTGGAAAAGGAAGCTATGGTACAGTCTTTGGAAACCAAAATATTGTTTTTAAACTTATAAATCTCATTGCAATAGACAACGACAATCACTTTGCTTTTATTGATAATAATATAAGAGAACTGGTCTTTTATAAAACCATTTATTATAAAAATATTATAAAAGATCCAAATAAAAATTATACTTATAGTCTCATACCAGATAAAAAACCACATTCTATATCATATCATGAAAATATTTTACTGAGTAAAGACAATCACACTTCAAAACTTATTATGAAAAATTTAGGAATACCTTTAAATAAACTTTCAATAAACCCTGATACAATTAGTTCGTCAAAACTTAAATTATCTATTTTAAAAATAGATTTTTTAAATGTGTTGATTCATCAGATTGGAAATGCTCTTTTATATCTTCATTCTTCTAATTTTTCTCATGGAGACTTAAAACCTAATAATATTTTATGTAACTTTGATAATTATAAATTAAATTTTCATTTAATCGACTTTGGAAGCATTTGCTTTAATCACTCCACTAAAAAACATTATAAGTTTCATAGAACTACAATATTATATTGTTCTCCAGAAGAATGTTCATTAGATCATTCGTATTATAAAGAAAATGATATATGGTCCTTTGGTTGTATTATATATGAATTATATACAGGAACATCTTTTATAAAAGATTTATTAATAATATTAAAAAAGACTGAATTATATTACGATATTTATGTAAAATATTCTAAAGAAGAATATTATGATGCTCTTTATAAATTATTTATGTCTACTTCTCATCACATCATTGACAATCTTATAAAATCTCAAATTTCTGACCAATTAATTCAAGAAAAAGTATTGAAATGTTTAGTAATAGATTATACAAATCGAATTTCTATTCAAGAATTAATAAATAAGGAAATAAATAATAATACAGTTCACGACTTACATATAATAGAATATAATTCTATTAAAAAAAATACATATATATTGTTACGGCCTAAATGTATCATTATTGCTAAAAAAATATGTAATAAAAAATGGCTTGGCAATCACTATGTATATGGTCATTCTATAATGTTACTTGATAGATTTTTAGTTAGAACTCTTCAAAGTAAAAATGAAAAGTATGATATTTTTTTAATATTATTACTTTGTATAACAGTGAGTACAATAGTGTTAAATTGTGAAATAGTTAAAAGTACAGATATTATAGAAGAGTATAATGACCTTACAAATATAACAATTAATGAAAGAGAAATATTAAAAACATTTTATATACTTGTTGAAAAATTTGATTTTCTATTTTTTAATTATAGTTTTGACTTATATTTTCAAGACAAAGATTTTAATACTATTGTAGAAATTACTGAAAAATATATACTTTCAAATAATACTACCAACGGTCTTATTGAACATACTAAAAATATTAATTAAATTAATTAATATTTAACTTTAAAAATCTTCATCAAATGCAATTTCTTTTTGACTTTCGTGAGTAATTACCGATTGTTTTGCATAATTACTTACACGTTTTTCAAAGAAATTAGTCTTTCCTTCTAACGATATTAAATCCATCCAAGGAAATGGATTTTCTACATTATATATTTTATCTTCTATCATCGTCATACACATATGATCTGCTACATACTCAATATACTGGCACATTAACTCTTTATTCATACCTTTTAAATTATATGGCAAACTTTCACATACAAATTCTTTCTCTAATTCTACTGCTTCTTTTACAATCTCTTTTACTCTATAAACAGACAATTTATTTACAATATATTTATTATAAACCATACAAGCCATATCACGATGCATTCCTTCATCTCTCGCTATCAATTCGTTTGAATGACATAATCCCTTCATTAATCCACGTTTCTTAAGCCAAAATAAAGAACAAAAACTACCACTAAAGAAAATTCCTTCAACACAAGTAAATGCTACTAAACGTTCAATAAAATTACCAGTCTTAATGTATTTTCTTGCCCATTCCGCCTTTTTTTGAATACTAGAAATTTTGACAGTTGCATTAAATAACTTATTTTTCAATTCATTATCTTTTACTAAAGTGTTAATTAAAATTTGATACATTTGACTATGAATATCTTCCATCATTTCTTGAAAATGTAAAAACATTTTTAATTCTGGAATTTTAACACGTTCAGTATAAGACTCATCAAGATTCTCATTAACAATAAAATCACTACAAGCAAAAAATGCTAAAACCATTAAAATAAAATGTTTTTCCTCTTCGTCTAACTTTTCCCAATCGGTTACATCATCTAACAAAGACACCTCTTCAGCAACCCAAAAAGCAGCTTTTGCTTTATTATACATATCCCAAATATCTTCATATTTGATTGGATAAAGTTGAACACGTTCTTCTGTGCAAATAGGTTCAGAGTTATAAATGGCATTATCAGCTTCTTCTAAAGTAATAGGTAAAATTAAGTTGTTCATCATATCTAACTATATATAAATATAATAATTATTTAAATTATTTTTAAATAATTATTAAAAACTCACTTTTATTTTTATTCTTCAAAACACACTGGTATTTATTTCTTGTTTTTCTATTAAAGTATGGTCTAATAACGAGACATAATACACATTTTTCATTACTTCATTATAATATTTTTCTAATTTTACTTTATATTTATTAACCCTTTTAACAGTGCCTCTTACCATAAATAACTTATCATATTTAAATTCTTTATGATATCTATGTAAATATTCTAAACAAAGATATTCATATGGCAAAGTCTCCCAATTATTAACAATACATTGAGAAACACAATTAATTAACATCATTTTTAATTCCTCTTCAACTGCCTTTGGAAGCTGTAACATATCTTTTGTTTCAATGTAATTCTTTAAAAATCCATAAGATTGATTCCAAAATAAAGGAGAATAAAATTCGTCATCTCGATGTTCTTGAATTGCGTCATGTAAATTTTTACGACTAATTTCACCGTTATATCTCTTGTTAATAATTTTCCTAAAACATTTAATTTCATCATCTGTATAAATAAAACCAGAAATTTGGTCTAAGAAGTGCTCGATGTCGTCTTTGATTCTATTTAAATAACGCTTCATTTTAATATAAATTAAATATTTGTTTAAATATTTTTAAAATATATTTATATTAATATAAAATGACTGATATATTTGAACAAAATTGGGTTGAAAAAATACCCTTTAATTATAATGAAATTTATTCTATTGCTAAAGTAGATAAATGGCAAAATTTACCTTCTCATATCTTTGAAAATCGTAAACAAGTTACAGAAACATTATTAAATCTTCCTCCAAGCACCACTACTCGTGAATTTGTAATAAATTATGGCTCTTATATGGTTCCTGCTAAACATTATTTGGTAGCAAATTGGGCTAATATTGGTATTGATATTAATACTTTTGAACTTAAAGATAGTTTAATTATTTCAGAAAATAGCTTAATTGATCGTGTTATTGATTTTTTTAATTTACAGATGACTCCAGATGAAGTAAAAGATTTTTTAATAAATAAAGGATTATCTGACTTAGTTATAATTCCTGCTTTAATTTTAATATTAAATAAAAAAAGAATAAATAATAATTTTCAATATTTTGTAAATCTTCGTGTCGTTAACGGCTATACTCAGAGTAAAAAGTTAGGCAAAGGAACTTATGGAACCGTATATAAAGTAACTAAAAATAATTTAGAATATGCTGATAAAGAAGTAAGTCAATTAGATTTAAATGAAGTTAATATTTTATGCACATTTGACCATCCTAATATATTAAAAGCTATAGATTTTTTTAAAGATCCTATTGAAAATTCATCTCATATTATCTTAGATTTAGCTGAAGGAAGTCTTTCTGATGAAATTGAAAAATCAAAAAATATAAATATAAACACAAAAAATATGTGGATGTATCAAATATTAAGCGCAGCTAATTTCTTTCATAAGAGAGGTTATTATCATTGTGATATTAAACCTGATAATATTTTAATAAAAAATGGAAATGCCATTTTAGCAGACTTTGGATTAGCTTATCCATTTGAATATGACCAAACTTTTTGCGGAACTCCTACTTGGACTGCACCAGAAGGATTACAAAGTAATCATCATGGAAAAAATATAGCATATCGTCAAGTTCAAAATTATCAATCAATTGATATTTTTGCTTTAGGATGTGTATTAGTTTATATTTATACAGGAAAACCCTTGTTTGATTATCAAAAATTTCCAGATATTACTATAGTATATGATGTTTATTTAAAAGATTATAAAAAAGTTATAGCTAATATGAATATGAATAAATTAATGACAAATTTAATTGAACAAATGTGTGCTCCTTTATCAATAAATCGTATTGAAACAATAGAAGAAGTGTTAAAACATCCATTTTTTAAGAAATTAAATTATGATGTTCCTATTCCAGGAGTATTAATACAAATACCATCAGAAAATTATGTATCAGATGAGTTATTTGAAGCTTTCAAATGGATAATGAATATATTTGTAAAATATAAATGTCATATTTTACTTGCTTATGTTACTATTAGTATGGCAAAAGTAATACATAAAATAAAAGGAGGAAAAGCTAAAATTAATGTAGCAGCTTGTGCTGTTGTAGCTGATGAATTATTAGGATTTAATAATCTTGAACAAGTTAAATGGAATTATGAAATAAATGATTTGAAAACGATGCCAAGAAAAGATATTTTTGAATTGGTTTTTAAAATTCCATATATGTTAAATGGTAAGCTTAGAACACCTTTATTATATGATATTGCTGTAAGTTTTCAAGAAGCGATGTTTGGAATAGGTTGTTTGATTTCAGGATGTAATATTTCTATTGACCAACTTCATTTAGATTATACATCAAATGAAACAGCAAAAATATTACAAAATAGATTAGATAAAAATAGTATACTTACGGTTGATGAATATAATGATATATTTGCAGATACATTTAGAAAGAATAAAGATAATTTAGAAGAAATTTTTAAAATGTTGCAATAAAAACGATAAAATTATTTTAATAATTAAAATAATTTTAAAATAAAATACAAAGACAATTGTATTAAATAAATATATTCAAGTAAAAAAGACATTTTGAATAAATTTTTATGAAAATATTTTTTATCTCAAGTTTAATATAAAAATGCAACAAGAACACATTATTATTATCGGTTTATTATTAGTTATCTTATGCTTGTCTATGAAGACTTGTAAATGTCAAAGAGAAGGGTTTGATATGTATGGAAGAAGCGATAATGCGCTTTATAGAGATAGTCCTAGAAACTATTAATTACATAAACCGCCACAGTTGATCATACCATAAATCACAATACCTAACATAAAATATCCTCCATATATTGGAGTAAAAGTTAAGAAAAGCAATGTTAATGGCACATAGATGGGCCATTTTAATGCTGTTGAACATTTAAACACGTAAAATATAGTTAAGAAAAATAACACAATATATAAAAATAACAATATAACAATAGACATGACAGCAGTTCTTACAGCAACGTCCATTTCAATATTACAAGTATTTTTATTTTCTTTATAATATTCTTTAATTTGATTATAATCGTCAAGTCGTTTTCTAATAGTTTCAATTAACATTTTTATATATTTATAAGAAAAAAATTACATTGTTAAAAGTTTGAAAAAATTTATTGGTTCCATTATATCAATTTTATTTTTTTCTATATTTTTAGAATATTCTTCTGATGTTTCTATAACTTCTTCATCTTGTAATTTATATAATTTAGTTGGTTTATTAGGTAATTTACTTGAATAATTTACAAGTAATACATTTTTATAAAGATTAGTTGTTAAATTACCAAATATATCTTTTCCATTAACTATAACGTTCATTTCATAAAGAAATGGAACAACATTTAAAAAGTAATCTCTAGTTTCTATATTATCTGTAAATACTTCTAATAGATTATCTTTTCCACTTATACTGTTTAAAAAATCTAATAACTTCATTTTTCTTAATAACTTTAATTAGTTATCAAGAAAAAAAATCAATTTAACTTTTAAATTAAGAACTACATGCAACACAAATATCTTCTGTGCAAATCATCTTCTTACCATCCTTAACATACTCTTTTCCTTTGTTTTCTTTTTCTTTTAAGATAGTAAATTTAACTGCATTTCTGGAAGGTTTACTACGAATATAATAATTACCAGTTTTTAATCCTGCTTTCCACCCCATCATATGTAAACTACTTAATAATCTATTTGTTGGATGTTCAAAAAAGATATTCATTGATTGTGTTTGGTCTACAAATGGAGCTCTCATTGCTGCATATTTAACAATGATACTTTGTTTTATTTCCCAAACAGTTTTATATACTTCTTTAAGATCGTCTGAAATTTCGTCAATAAGTTGAATTGAGCCGTCATTTTCAATAATCTTATTAACTATATATTTATTCCACAATTTTAATTCTTTCAAATCTTTTACTAAATGTTTATTCAAAATAATAAAATCTCCAGCTAATGTACTTCTTGAATAAAGATTCGAAGTAAATGCTTCAGCAGCTTCATTGTTACCTAGAATCTGACTTGAAGAAGCTGTTGGCATTAATGCAATTAATAAACTATTTCTCATTCCTCTTTTAACCTTTTCTTCAAGTCCTTTCCAATTCCAACGAACAGATTTTGGAGTTTCATTCCATAAATGATATTGTAAAATACCTTTAGAATATGGACTTCCTTCAAATGCTGAATATGAACCTCTTTCTAAAGCAAGTTCATGAGAAGCTTCTACCGCCGCATAATAAATACATTCAAAAATATATCTATTAATAGTGTCAGCAACAGGACTACCCCAAGGTGCTTTAAACATTGCAAACACATCAGCTAAGCCTTGAATACCAATGCCCATTGGACGATAATCAGTATTATTTTTCTTTGCTTCTTCAATTGGATAATAATTAATATCAATAATATTGTCAATATTTCTTACTATAGTTTTAGTAATTTGATATAATTTATCATAATTAATATCTGGTTGTCCATCAATATATCTAACATATTTTGGTAAAGAAATTGAAGCAAGATTACAAACTGCGGTAGAAGACCCGTTAGTAACTTCTAATATTTCAGCGCAGTTTCCTAATAAAACTCCATTAAACATACCTAAATTCCTCTTATTTTCAGTAAAACAAAAAGTATCATGAAGACCGTGTAAAATCTTTACTGAGTTTATAGTTAATTTTATATTAGTAGTATCTTCTGGAAATGAATATTTTAATAAACATTGACCTTTGTCTAACTTTATTGCTTCTATTAATTCATATGATTCATCCTCTGGATTATTAACAATTGGAAATTTATGATATTCAGTGCATTTAATTTTTATACCATTACTTAATTCTACTTCTAACAATGGTTGATTTTCTCCTGTTTGTTTAGGGATTACAGTGCTCCATTCAAAGCCATTCCAAATTTCGGTTTCTTTATTAACTAATTTATTAATTTCAATATGACCTTGTTTAGTTAATATTTTAGTATCACCACTTACACAAAGATTGCTACTTCTAATAATCCCAATATTTTCTTGCATATTTTTTTTATTAACACTATCTTTATAAAGAATGTAAGGAAGACCAGTCTCAATTTGAGCGTGAGTAATCTTTTCAAATAATTCTCTTGCTTTCATTTGTTTCATATATTTTTTATCTTGTTCAGCTTGTAAATAAATCTGTTCAAATTCTTCGCCGTATGTTTCTGCTAATTGAGGAACAACACTTGGACAAAATAAAGACCAAATACCATCTTCTTCGACTCTTTTCATAAATAGGTCATTGACCCATAAAGCTAAGAAAATATCTCTTGCTCTAAGTTCTTCAGGTGGTTGATTATATCTCAATGCTAAAAATTCAACAACATCAGGATGCCAAGGTTCTAAATACATAGCTATACTGCCTTTTCTTTTTCCAGCCTGGTTTGCATAAACAGCTGTAGCATTAAAGACTTTTATCATTGGAATAATTCCATCACTTATTCCATTTGTAGAATGAATCGTACTACCTTTTGCTCTAACTTTAGTAATATTTACTCCAATACCACCTCCATGTTTTGAAATTAAAGCGCATTTTAAGTTTGTTTCATAAATATGTTTTAAATCGTCATCAGTATCTAATAAAAAACATGAAGATAATTGTTGCCTTGATGAACCTGAATTAAAAAGAGTAGGAGAAGCGTGAGTATAATAACCTTCAGCCATGTCTTTATAACATTGAATAGCTCTTGTAATATCACCTCCTCCATTAGTAGTAGAATAAATAGAACAAGCAACTCTCATAAGCATATGTTGAGGACGTTCAACGATAGTTTTACCAACCTTTAAAAGATAAAGACGTTGAAGAGTTTTAAATCCAAAGTAAGAATAATTAAAATCTTTAGAATAATCGATATTTTGTTCAATAATATCTTTATGAGTTTCAACAAATTTCATAAAATGTTCATTAATGACATTAGATTTTCTTCCAGTATCTTTATTAATATGGTCAGAAAGTTGTTTCATAGTTTCAAAGAAAGATGAGGAAGTAGATTTTTGATGATTAGAAATAGCAATTCTTGCAGCTAAAACATCATAATCAGGCTCATAAGAACTCATATAAGCAGCAGTTTCAGCGGCAAGTTCGTCAATTTCGGTAGTAGTCATACTATTTTTAAGAGATTGAATAACCATTTTAGAGAGATAAGCTACGTCAATATCAAGGTCTTTTGAAAGTTCAATGTTACGATCGGTAATGCTGTCGTATCTCATAGGGACTTTTTGACCAGAACGTTTAATAACAAACATATTTTATAAAGTGCTTTATTTTTATAAATTATAATTTAATTTAAAAAATAAAAAATATAAAATCAATTTATAATTTTGTAGATAATATATAGTGTTATATATGACCTTCGTAATTAAATTTTGTAGTGATCTACATATAAACAAATATTATCCTCATTATCCTTCTGTAAAAGATTTGTTTGATACAAATGATAAGTTTATAGGAGATATTTGTGTTATTATAGGAGATGTAACATATTATGAAGTAATAAAGTTTTATAAGAAATTTTTAAAGTATTTATCAGAGTATTTTACATTATTAATTTTAATACCAGGAAATCATGAATATTATAATAATACCAATGTAAAAAAAAGTATGAAAGAATTAGATAATACATCAAAGTTATTAACAAAAGATATTAAAAATCTTGAGATATTAAATAACAAGTATATAGATATAGGAGATATAAGAATTTTTGGAAGTATATTATGGAGTTATATTCCTACAAGCGCACCTCAACGATATTTACCAATATATAATGATAATAAAGACTTATTAAGTAGAGACGAATTTAATATGTTAAATTATTCTTGTATAACAGCATTACAAAATTGTATAGAACAAACAAAAAAAGATGATAAAGAGTTAATAGTAGTTACACATTATTCTCCTACGTTTGATATGTATGATAAAATGGACCAAATGAATTATTGGTATTGTAATGATTTAGATGGGTTAATATGTGAGGATAATATGAAAGTATGGTTATTTGGTCATACACATACGCCATATAAAAAGATAATGAATGGAACAATAGTTATGAGTAATCCGTATGTAAGTGGATATATAAAGGGTTTAGGAATAAACATGGAAAGTTAAAAATAAAAAATAAATTGAAAAATTTTACATTTTTATATATTCTTTTATATAAAAATGTCTGAAGTTGGTAAAGCTACTAAAGATTTATTAAAGTCTTTAAAAAAGAATATTATTGAAGAAAAAATTAATGAAGCTATTGTTCATGAACTTAATGAAAAAGAATTTAGATTAGCTTTAATTGATATTTTAACAAAACGTGGAAGTCTTCAACTAAAAACTGCTGAAGACTTATTAGATGAACAAGGTATGTCTCAAATGAAACTCGCTTTTACTCATCCAACTATGCTTGAACCTCATACTTATGAATTATTTGAAACATTAGGAGATGCTACAGTTAACAAATGTATTGTTTGGTATTTAACTCGTAGATTTCCACAGATTAAAAGAGGAGAAAGCGGAAATGAAATTATTACAGAAATAAAAAAGACTTTTATAAATAAAGCAAGTTTTTCTAAGAGGTTGACACAAATTGATATGGATAAATTTATTCGTTATAGAGAACTTTCATATATGGAAAAAGGTCAAGAAAAAAGAGTTGTAATGGATAATAGTATGAGAGAAGATGTATTCGAGGCAATGATGGGCGCTATTGAAGACCTTATTGATTCTAAAATTATGGTTAATACTGGTTATTGTGTCATTTATAATATGATTACTTCTGTATTAGATGAAGATAAAAACATAAGTATTAATATAGGTGATGTATTAGACTCAAAAACAAAAATAAATGAAGTGTTTTCTAAAAGAAAATCATATGGAGATGAAGTTGTTATTTCAGGAATATATTCTCCAGAAAGAGGAGGATGGATTGGAACAGCAAGTGTAACATTATCAGCAAATCCAGCAATACCAGGACCATCAAGTCCATTAAAAAAAGAGTTTACCAGTGATCCTCAGAGAAGTAAACAAATAGGAGAGTTTGATGTGGCCCAGCAAGTGTTAGATTTTATGGAAAAAGAATATGGAGTATTATGGTCAAGAAAATCAACCAAATTAATTTTATAAAAAGTTAACAAATATTAAAATATAAAGAAATAATCTTTACATTTTAAATGTCTGGTAAAAAAACAATTAGAGATTATATAAATAAACTTGAAGAAGATGAAGATAATTATTATAATGTAGAATTTGAACAACCAACTACTCGTATTGAAGGTGAAACCTATTTTAAATGTTTATCTCCTGATTCTGAATTCTTTTTATTTCTTACTGACTGTAATTATAAATTAAAACACGCCGGTATTCGCTTTACTACAAGCGATGCTCCTTGTGTAAATATTTTACAAAGAAATGAAAGAGGAAAAAGTAACGAACTTGAATTATTTTTAAAAAGAGTAGACTATCTTCAAGGTAAGACTATTAATGTTTATGATCCAAATAATTATAAAATGATTGGAAATAAAATTTTAGTGTTATGTTTACCATCAAAAGAAGAAATTGGATTAAAAGACCCTTATATTCAAATTGCAAAAGTTGATTTTTTATCAAATAAAGAAAGATTTTTAAAGATTTTATTAAATAAAGAGTATACTACTGAAAATAACTGGGAATTTACTGTATTTGATTAATTTTATATTAAAATATTTTTATAATTAACTATAAAAATATTTATTATTATTTATTAAACTTGATGAACTGACCTATCTCTTGTCTCTGCTTTTAATTGGTCTACTATCACTATTTTTAATATTTCCATCTCTTTTTCGTTTTGTTTTAAAGATTTATATAAATTATATCCTGAAAACATAGATATAAATCCTCCAACGGATAACACACTAATTAATACGGTAATATAAAGTTCCATTTATAAAATGATTATAAAATAATTTTATATAATAAATTTAAAGCAAAATCAATTTATATAAAAAAATATGAGTAGAAGACGTGTTAAGGAAATGTTAAGACAAGAATATAATAAAAATAAGAATAAAGATTTTTCCAATGACAATGATGGCGAAGATGAAGTTTCGTTAGCTTTGATGTTAAAAAAACAATCTGAAAAAAAAGAAGTAATTGAAGTTCCATCTGCTTCTCCTATTGAACCTATTAAAACTATTGATTTAACTCCTACCATTGAAAATAATGTTACCTCATTTTTAGATAATCTTGATAAACCAATTGAAAAAATTACTACTCCACGTAAATCTCAAAAAGAAGAAACTAATTCTATCGACGAAGAATTAAAACAACTTGAAAAATCAAATACTAAACTCTCATCTGAAACCGATGAGTCCGAAAGTGACGATTCTGATAGTAATAGCTCCGAAAGTGGGTCTGATAGTAATAGTTCTGAAAGTGATTCTGAAAGTTCAGAAGAAGAATATAAAATTAAAAAACGAGAAGAAAGAAGAAGAGAAGAAAGAAGAAGAGAAGAAAGAAAATATGATAAAAGAAGAGATGATAAAGAAGACGACAGAAGAAGAGATGATAAAAAGGAAGAAAGAAGAGAGGAAGAAAGAAGAAGAGAGGAAGAAAGAAGAAGAGAGGAAGAAAGAAGAAGAGAGGAAGAAAGAAGAAGAGAGGAAGAAAGAAAGAAGATAGATGATAGAAAGAAGGAAGAAAGTCGTAGACGTGATGACGAAAGAAAACACAAGAAAGACGATAATAAAGGATATAGTGAAGATGCAGTAAGAAAAGATGATAGAAGAAGATATGATGATGAACCAAGACAAAGGTCACGTCCAAGACATGTTAGAGAAAGAAGTAAAGAAAGAAGATCAATTATTGATAATTCATTTAAGAATGTTAGTCAAAAGGTTTTATTAAAGATGTTAAAGAGAGAAGATATTGATAGTGTAAGTTCTAATATTTATGATGCAATTGTTGATGTGATGTATAAGTTTACAGAGGCGATTGTGTTGGAGTTGGCAGAGGAAGTTAAGATTATTACTACAAATCATATAGAGTTGATTATGGAATTTTATATTGAAGATGAAGATAAGGAATTACCAAAGAATACAATTATGGATACTGAAGAATTTAAAGAAGCAATTATAAATATTGTTACTAAGCATAGTATTGGAATTCGTTCTAATGCTGTATATTCGTTGCAATTATTTATTGAATGTATTATGGGTAAAATTATTAAAGGAGCAGGTATTGTTGCTAGATCATCAAAAAGAGCGAGATCTACAGGGGATGATTTATATACTGCTTTTGAAATTTATATGTTATAAAATAATGGATTAAAGAAAAATATAATTAATAATAAAATTAATTATGTTTAATAGTTTTCTTAGCTTATTTGGTATTTCTTCTCTTGCAAGAAATGCTGTTTTAGACGATACTGATTTTACTTATAGAGTTAAAAACTTTTCTATTTCAAATAACGAAGAAACAAAAATAGAAGAAACATTTGTCACATCCGTAATTAATCCTGTTGAAAATTATGAAGGATTATCAGTAGAATCTACGATTAAAAAGTCTGAAGAAACATTTGTCAAAACTGTAATTAATCCTATTGAAAATAAAGAAGAAACATTACCTATTGAATCATCTATTATTAATACTCCTACAGAGGTAAAAGAAGAAATTAAACATGTTCATTCTGGACAAGATTATGAACATTATTTAAAAGCAATTCAATTAGAATTAGAGAGTTCGTCTGAGGAAGAAATCGAAGATAATCCAATCGAACCTAATGGTGTTCGTTGTAGTAATTGTAATAATTATCATGATGAATTATCGTCTGAGAGTGACGAAGAGGTTTCTGAAGATGAAAAGCCATTAACTTTTAAAGAATATAGAGGAGAATATTTATATTCAATTATAGTAGATAAGAAAGTATTAGGGTATATTGACGACCATAAGCAATTATTAGAATATTTAACAATTATAAAGAAAAGAATTCATAATAGTTATCAATATGATGGAACATTTAAATATTGGATGAAATATTTTTGGAATGAAACAGTGATGTTTGATTGGAATAACGATTTAGTGGTTAAATATTCTCTGGTGTCAATGAACACTCATAATTTGTTGTCATATGATAGATTAGAGACTACATTGACAGTATATAGAATGAAAAATTTATTGATAAAATAAAATGATTTAAACATTAAAATAAAAATAATTATCAAAAAACATCTTCTTTGATAATTAATCTAATAACTATGGACAAAACGCTCAATCAACTCGTAAAACCTTACCTTGTCTACAGAGATGAAGAGAAAAAACATAATTTTAGCTCTCAGTTAAAAGAGCAAACTGGTTTGTTTTGTATCCCAGGAGAAAAGATAGAAGATTTTTGGAATTTATATTGTGAACAATTAGAAAAATTAAATACTAATTTTATTACAGGTATGTGTGAAAGACCTAGAGATTATATGCCAGTC